CAAAGAACACAAGGTCATGCGAGAGTTCAAGCAAGGCAAGCTTCACTCCGGTTCAAAGACCGGGCCAAAGGTCAAGTCGCGCAAGCAGGCGGTGGCGATCGCGATGAGCGAGGCCGGTAAGTCAAAGAAAGGTGCAAAAGGAGCAAAGGCACGCGAGAAGCGGCTGGAAGGTAAGGAACTCTAGTCGAGGCCGCATTGGGCCACGACGCTTTCCGTTATCGGGGCGGTTAGTGTCGTGGTCTATACTCCGTCCGTCTTTTTTAGTGATTCGCATGGGCCGGATGGAAAACTTTACCAAGCGCAGCGTTTCCAAGCGCGAGACGCTATATGAGCCGATCGATGCCGGCGGCGAGGCGCCGCCGGTGTGGGTAAAGAAATCCCCCCCGATCATCCATGACGATCCGGGCTTTGGCTATGTCGGCGAGATTGTGCTGGCGTTTCTGGTCACGGTGATTGTCGGAGTGTTTCTGATCTTTGGCTTGCTGGTTTTCTTGCTTCGTCCTGCAGGTGCCGCCACTGATGTCTGGCTGTTCTATGGCTGGGGGCCTTCTGGATGGAGTTCGGGGATCGACCAGATTGCAAGGCGGGTGCGGACCTTGCGAGGGGTGAACAGCGTCCATGTTTATCCGTATTACGAAACGCAAAGGGCCTATGATGAAGCTGTCGCTTCCAATCACGAACATAGCTTGGCTTTTGTTGGCTACTCTTGCGGTGGGAATGCCTCGCTTGCCGTGGCCGGGGCTCTCGCCCATAACAATAGAGCTGCCCATGTCATTGCCCTACAACCCTCCGTGTGGTGTGGCCGTTATCCAGCCACAAGCAATATGCGGTACTTTCAGGATAGTTGGTCTTCTCAAACCTTTGGATTAGGCAGCTATCAGCCCGATCCCGGTCCTACCCACTACACCACCTTCATCGAAAGGCCCAACCCACATGGCGCGGCCGACACCGATCCCCTCTACCAACGTGACGCCGTCTTTGCGGTGGGCGCAGTGGCCGATCCGTCACGGCGATGGATATTGGAGCGGCACTTGGCCCATAGCGCTCCTCACATCGACCGGCAGGACGCTAACGTGATTTGGCGGCGAGAATGAGGGTAAATCTACAAAAAGAGGCTGTATTGTCCGCCGCAATGCTTCGAGCGGTTTTGGATTATAACCCGCATACCGGCGTTATGTCTTGGAAGCAGACGTTGGGAAGCAGGGCAATAGCAGGACTAGTTGCGGGGACACCACACCACACCCGCTATTTGCATCTATGGCTTGGTGGATTTCAGTATCTTGTGCATCGCCTTGCATGGCTTTGGATGACGGGCGAATGGCCGATTGCCCAGATAGATCATATCAATCGTGATCGTTCTGATAATCGTTGGCTGAATTTGAGAGCGGCTACTCATGGACAGAACAGGCAGAACAGCCGTATTCCCAAAAATAATACTTCCGGTCGCACAGGTGTTTCATTTGTAAAAGCTACCGGCCGATGGCACGCCTATTTGTATGGCGGTAAACGTCGCCGTATCAATCTTGGCTTTTATAACAGCTATAATGATGCTGTTAGACGACGGAATGAGGCTATTGCTCGCCATTTTGGTGAGTTTGCACCACAGGAGGGCGCGTCATCACATTAGACCCGCGCTGGAGTATCTTCTTAAGCCTTGGCCTATCTATCCTCGGCTTTCTGGCTGGCGCCGGCTCGCAATTTGCCGATCTCGGCTTGTCGCCGACCACCACTAAGGCGTTGTTATCGCTATGCACGCTATTGCTCGGCATCGGCAATGCGATCAATGCGGTGCTTGCCGGCATCCCGTCGAAGGACAATACGACGGGCTTTATTGTCAAAGGCACGCCGCCGCCGCACCCATGAGGCGAGCTATTTTATTAACCTTATTGGTTTTAACCGCCCCGGATGGCAGGCCGATAACTTTCGATCTTGTTACCGGGATGGTTATTGTTCCGGTTTACAGTGAGGCCCATTGCGGCCGCGGAAGTAACGCGGTGGTCACTTTAGGAGTTAAGACAATCTGTGTTCGTGAAACACCGGACGAAATAAGGCATAAGATTGATGCGGGTAGTCATTAGTTCGGGTCACGGCAAGCACGTTGCCGGCGCTACCGGCTTCTTAAACGAAGTGACGGAGGCTCGCCGGGTAGTGGGGGCGGTCAATCAATTTCTGATCGCGCAAGGCATATGGTCGACACAGTTTCACGACGATACTTCGACCAGCCAAGAGGAAAACCTGGAAACCATTGTAACCGTTCACAATAATTATGATCGTGATTTAGATGTGAGCGTACATTTCAACGCCTATGAGACTACCGACAAGCCGATGGGAACCGAAGTGCTATTCGTCACCCAAGACGAACTTGCGGCCCGCATGTCGGCGGCGATCTCGGCTGCGGGGGAGTTTCCCAATCGAGGGGGGAAGTATCGGGATAATCTGTATTTTCTCAACAATACCAATGAGCCGGCGATTTTGATTGAGGTTTGCTTTGTCGATTCGGAGGCTGATGCCGACAATTATCGGCAGTTCTTTGAGGCTATTTGCGAGGCAATAGGCGATGTGATCGCGCAAAGCGAGGCGGTGATTGTATGACGGTAAGCTTCAAGGGGACGGTTTCGTGGTTTGGCGGCCCGGATGACCAAGGCGTAAGCCCTTCGGAAGGCTTGGCCTTCATCTACACCTATGATTCGGCCCCTTGGCTTTTCCTGCCGGAGCAGCCGCCCAATACGTCAGGACTGGCCCGCCGATTAGCTGCGGACACGGTTCCGTATACGGCCTGTCGGTGGGACTATTCCGTGACGCCGAAAGAGCAATTGGCTCAGCCGATTCCGGCCTTGGTGCGGGCGCTCAAAACCGGCCGTGAGTTTCTGGCTTTGCCGGCCGATTGGGGACCGCACGAGGAAAAGACCGGCCGGGCCGCGGATATATCGCCTTATCTCATGCACGCTCTGGGCATTTCTACTGACGATGAGGTTGAGGTGACTTACCCGGCGCCTCATGCACCGATCGTGGAGAAGGTAAAGAAAATAAAGAAGCATCGTGCCAAGAAGAAAGCGCATCGGCGTCACGTTGCCAAGAAAAAGCAAAAGAAGGCCAAACGTTGACTTGATCTAGTATGTTCCAGTAAATTGCATCCTACGAGTGGTAGGCGTTACCTACCTTCGACCGATGACCGTTAGTCATCACAAAGGGCATGTTGTATGGCCGAGCCTGACGAACCCGTAGAGGACGAACTTGAACTAGAGCCACCGAAGGACCCGATCGAGGAAGCCGAGGACGACGAAAGCCCGGACGACCACGAAGCGGAAGCCGACGAGGGTGAGGAGCAAGATCAGCCGGATCAGCCGATAGCGGCGGAGACGGAGCCTCAAGGAGAGCGTCAAGAAAGAAGGCCGTCACGCGGCGAGAATAGGTTCCAGCGCCAGCAGAACGAAAACGTCCGGCTCAATGGCGAGTTGGCCGCTGCCAATCGGCGCTTGGACGACCTCTCGCGGCAGATGGCAGAGGCCAGAAAACCGGCGGTCGAATCGCCGGAACAACGGCAAGCGCGTTTTGCGTTAATGACTCCGCAAGAGCAGATGCAGGAGACTTTGCGCGAATCCGAACAGCGGTTTTCGTCGCAAATGTCTCAGATGCAAATGCAGATGGCGGAGCAGAACGACCGGACGCAGTATCAAACGCAGGCCCGTGTCGATCCGCTTTACGCAAAGTGGGGTCCGAGAGTCGAAGGTAAACTGGCTGAAATGCGCGCTAACGGGCAGAATGCCCCGCGCGATGTGGTCTTGAGATACCTTATTGGCGAGGCCGCTTTGGAGCGGCGCGGCTCTAAGGCGGGCAAGGCGGAAGTCGCCCAAGCGCAAAATAGGGTACGGGCGGCGCGGACACGGCCAGGGAACGCAGGCTCGGACACGCAAAGCACAAGGCGATCGAGCGAGGCAAGTTTGGAACGGCGTCTCGAAAACGTACAAATCTAGGGCGCTACGCCCTCTGATGGAGACGCGCGATGGCCGTTAATCAGGCTGCATCATTTAGTGCAGACATTGAAGCGTATATAGCCGACAAGACGCTTCCCCTCGTTCGCCGGCAACTGGTGGTCTATCAATTCGGCGATCCGCTCACCCTCCCCAAGGGCCGCGGCGTCACCTACACCGCCACCCGATACAACCGTGTGCCGTTGCCGTTTGCCCCTTTGTCGGAAGGCGTACCGCCGGTCGGCGAGTTAATGACCATTCAGCAGGTCACGGCGACCGCGCTGCAATGGGGCGACAAGATCACCATCACGGACGTAGCGGAACTCACCATCAAGCACCCTTTGTTCAAGAAAGCCATTGAGCTCATGGGGTTGCAAGTCTCGGAAACCCTAGAACGCAATACCTTCGTCAACCTGATGGGGTTTACCCAAGTTAACTATGTCAACTCACGCGGCGCGCGATCCTCGCTGCAGGCCGGCGATGTGGTTAATATTCACGAGCTCAATCGCGCCTATGCGCAATTGGTTACACTGGGCGCCCCGCGCTTTATGGGCGACGAACAGACCGACACTAAGGTGTCGGCCCAGGCCGGGGGATCGAACGCCTCGGCCAATCCGCGCAACAACCCGCACTATGTTGCGGTCATGCACCCGTTCGTTATTGCCGACTTGCGGGAGAATCAGCCGATCCAATATGCCTGGTCCAACTCCGACATCAATCGGCTCTATAACTCGGAAGCCGGCGAGTGGTCTGGCATTAGGTTTGCGTGGACCAACCTGGTTCCAAGCTTTACCGGGATTGCCCAAGTTAACGGCACGCCTGGAACGTCCGGCAATCTGGCGACCGGCTCCTATGTGATCCAAGTCACCGGCTCGGACACGCAGAACCAATATGAGAGCCAAATCTACCAAGTATCCACGTCCGCCTCGGTAACGGGGCCGAACGGCTCGATCTCGCTCACCCTGCCGACGTTGAGCGGCTATACCTTTAACGTCTATATCTCCCAGGCCGGCGCCACTACGGCGAGCAATTTGGCGCTTTGCACTTCCGGCCCGACCGTTGGACCGTTGCAAGGCCAGGCGGTGCAGCTCACCGGCGGCACCACGGTTACGCTGACCGGCATTGGCGCCTTCCAGATACCGCCGGCGGCGCCGAATACGGGTGTCACCGTCTATCCGTCTTGGATTTTCGGCCGTGGCGCCTACGGCCAAGTCATGTTGGACGATGTGAAATTCACCTATCTGCGCGAGGCCGACAAGTCCGATCCGTTGAACCAATTACGAGTTGTGGGCTGGAAGTGTTATTACGGCACACTCATCCAGAACGTGCAGTTTGCCTTGCGTCTCGAATCCACTTCGGCCTTCTCGTCAACCTTCGGGTGATAACGGGGAAAAACAAATGGCTTATCGGCTTGATTGGAAAGTACGGGTGTCTTGGGTTCCAGGCGGGGTCGGTCTTGGCCAGCAGGCCTATGGGCCGATCGGGGTGGAGGGCGGACCAGCACAGTCGATCGACTTTTTCGGCTCCAATACCTCGACCACGTTGCCGAACTCGACCAACTTTACGGCGACCGACATTACCAACTTGCTTACTACGCTGACCAATGATTGCTCGGCGCAGATGAACGTCGCGGCCACCATCGCCCGAATACAGAACTTCTCGACGGGGACAGGGTAAGGAAAAAAGAGGATGCCGGGATTTCGCGCCCGTTATCAATTGTCGATCGACTATATCGACAGCGCCGGCTTAGGGATGGCGGCAACCGATACTCCTGGAGTGTCATTCGGCGCTTCCCAGGGTCAGACCTTGGTATTTTTCAACACGATCTGCCCTGGCTCGCAGACCTTTGTGACCGCTGACATCAACTCGATCCTCTCGCAAATGCAGACCGACCTGGCTACCCAGCTCACCGCGAATCAGTCTCGCATACAGGCGTTTACGTCTGGGGGCGGTTAATGACTAAACCGTTGCCCAAGCCATTACCGCCGGTGCAAACGCAAATCATGCAATTGCAAACCTCGGTGTCGGCATTGACGTGCATTCAAAACAACATCGCGGCCGGCTATATCACCCAAGGCCAAGTCAATAATATCATCGCAATGGTGATTTTGGACTTACGGTCAGGAGAGTGAAATGGCGCTAAAGACGCTCGGCACCAACGCCAACAACTCATTGAGCGGCTTTATCGTCGGCTTAAACGACGTGATTGCCGCCGATGTGGCGACCTTGATCACGCAACTGCGGGGCGATCCTCCCGGCTGGGGCGCTTGGAACAACGTACAGACTTCCGGCCTGGTGCAGCAGGGACTTAACGCCACTAATACGATCGGCACCAATCGGCCAAGGATCAATCAAGCCTATTGCCGCAACGGTACCTTGGTCATCCCCAATCGCGGTTGGCTGACGTTGAAAAACGGCGATTTCGTCTGTTGGGACGCCACTACCGGATGGCCCATCGTGGTTAGCGGTGATGCTGCAGCAAATGGGCCGTACACCCACAGCTAGAACGGGAGAGACGTATGTTGGAGGAACGGGTTACTGCGCTTGAGCAGAAGCTCCGCGAACTCGCCGACAAGCTCAAGGCGTTACAGACGGTTCCGGCCGTGGAGGAGGATAATGGTGGCAAGACCAAGAAAAAATCCTGAATCCCTGCTGGCCGAAATCGAGCAGCGGGTGATCAACTCCGATCTGCTCTCGCCAGAAGTAAAGGCGGAGACGATCGCCCGCGCCAAGGCTCACGTCGAGGAGCAGCGCAAGAACAAGGCCATTGACGACCTGTTCGCCCGCGCGGTGCGCGAGGAGCAATCGGCCTACGATCCCAACGAGGAAATGGTGGAGTTCGTGCCGGAATTGCCGGAATTTGCCGCCTATATCGACATTGACGGAATGCACAAGTATTTCCACGGCCTGAC